ATATGCTTCATCAATAAAATTAGAAGTAGTTAATTTATCATTAATAGCATTAGCCATATTAGACATAAAACCAATAGTCATTGCTAATATACCTGTTTGAGATTTTCCAATATTAACTTTTATTTGCTCCCAAGCATCAGACATATTTGATATCTGACCACCAACTGTTTTAGATTGGTCAGCCATTAAATTAAAGAATTGACCACCCTCAGCAGTCATATCTTTAAAAGAACCTTCAATATCTTTAAATCCTATTTTACCAGCCGAAACCATTGAATTAATGTTTTCAGTTGTTGTATTTAATCGTTTTGCTAATGTTTCATAAATTGGAATACCACGTCCTGCAAATTGACGCAAATCCATTAATGTAACACGTCCACTTGTTTTTAAAGTTCCATATAAATAAGCAATATCCTCTAATGGGGCACCAACTCCACTACTAACATCACCTAAAGTTCGCATTGTATCAACAACTTCGCCAGCCTTAAAACCATAAGCTAATAACTGCTTTGTGGCTTTTTGAACTTCTACTAATTCAAATGGAGTTGTCTTTGCTAAATTAACTAATTGACCTTCTAAAGCGTTTGCAGCATCAGTATTACCATGTAGCATTGTTTTTAAACTAGCATGAAAATATTGATAATTTTTTAAACTTTCAATAACTGCTTTACCAAAACTTACAACAGAACCAACCGCAAAAGCTCCACCAATAACTGCTCCTAGTTTACTCATAGAACTGTCCATTCGTGAAGTCGAATCAGCTGCACCTCTCATTTGCTTTGAGAATAAATCCTTTAAGGATAGTGTATAATTTAAATCTTTACTCATTTACTTTTGTTCTTGTACCGTTATAATCTAAAACAAAGTCTATTTGCGCTACTGCTTTACACCATTGTGAATCATTTAAAATAGTAGGATTAACATTAAAATAAAAGCGAATGAGAGCGTTGTTTTTTTCACTGTCATTCGCCATTATTAAATCCTTATATTTTTTTAATTTTTTTTTATAATCGTTTGTTGAACTTTCAATAATTGTACTACTGCATATTCTAAACTTTCCATTGCATCTTCACTTTCGTAAATAGTTGCTAGTTTATCACCACCAACGTAAAGATTATTTAACACTGCTTTAATAGCACTTTCAGAGCTTTTTTGAGCCAACTTGCTCGCCATATCTCTTGTTGTTTTGTCTGGTTTCCTTAGATGAATAGTTGCTGTTTTACTTTCATCGTCCTCATCTAAAGGAATTACCAAAGTTCTAATTATTCCGTATTTTGCTTTTAATTGTTCTAAATTTTCCATATTTGTTTTTTTATACAAATATAATAAAAATATTTAATTAAATGTACTCTACGTCTGAAATAATTAAATCTACATCACAACTTATTGAAGTATCTCCTGTAGATGATTTTCTTGGATTATTCATGAAACGACAATTTCTTAATTTGTGTTTTCTTGTAACCAAAGCTGCATCTAAATAAATAACAACGATATCAAACTCAGGAATATTTTGAATGCTTCCTAATGGTGCAACTGAAGTAATATTCTCAATCTCTTCCATTAACAAAGTTATCTTAGCAGTTGGTTCAAATTTACCATAACCACGTGATACAACCTTGTTTCCAGCCCCATAGATATTCTCCATGTTTTGCTTATTATCATACTCTATTGAAGTAATGCCTACCATTGGAACACCTAAGATGTTCACAATAATATCTGCATACTCGTAACTTTTACCATTAATTAATGGTGGAATTATATAACTCATTTTTTTATATTGATAAAGTGAAACCTACATTTACTTGAATAGTTCTAGCTACTCCCATTGGTACAATTGACACGCTAATTACTAATTTAGATGTACTTAATACGTTTTGAGTTGGGTCTATTGTAATACTATACGCTGATAGTTCAGTGTTACGTTGCATAACGTCCAAGGCTTGAGCGCATAATGTTTCATAGAATCCAATTACATCTTCTGTTAAAGTACCATTTGCATTTAATTTAATAGGACTTGCTAATTGTGGTAATAAAAATACTCTTAAATTACGAATTGCTTTGTTGAATGTTCTATTGTTTTCAATATAAGCAAAATCATTACTTACTGGTATACAAGTGTGAGAATCATTAAAATATGAACCCTCATAGCTTACAAACTTCTTAAGAATGATGTAACCTAAAGAATTTAAATTATCAATTAAACCATCTGATTGAGCAGAATAAAAATCGCCATTTACAAAAGCTAAAGTGTCAAATTCTACATTAGATACATTAAATTTACCTGTCCAAGCAATATCTTCATTAACACTTGCAAAAGCAACTGCTCCTAAAGTTGTACCTAAACAACCAATTGATAAAGCGTTTGCTAAAAACAATTTATAACCATTGTTAGCTCCATCTTGACCTAAAACAACTGATACATTTGAAGCGTTTAATGCTCTTAAATCATATAAAGTAGATAATGAAGTTGCAACCTGTATTAATGGTTGATAAATTACTTCTAAAGGTTTATGATTAACAGTATTAGCATTTACAATAGCTTGTAAACTTGTAACTTGAGAAGTAACAAAAGCAGTTGTTTTTTGATAAACACCTATTTGTCTAATTTTACCTAAAGCAATATTTTGCATTAAAGTAATGCTAGCAAAAGTTGTCGCATCCGTAGTAGCATAAATACCAACAAATAATTTGCCTTTTGGTTGTATTCTAAAAAATTCATTAATATGATAATATAAAATATCAATATCACTTGCAATACCAACTACTACATTTTGAACTAAAGTAGCAGCATAATCAGTAGTTGAACCTGCTACTGTATAAGTATATGGAGTACCTATGTTTAAATAAACTCCTTCTTTTTTAGGTGCTGTGATTGTTATTACTCCCATTAAATGAGTAGCAGTAAAACCATGAACCGAAGTTAAAGCATTAATAGCATTATAAATAGCATTACCTGCAGAACTTACAGACATTGATTCCATTGCTGTTAATGTATGACTACATAAAGCTATTAATCCATTTATTGTTTGAACTTGTAAAGTAATAGTTTCACCAGCATTTCCTGGGTCAGTTACTGTATGTGTTGATGTAGAAGCCGTAGCATCTAATGCAGTGTTTAATATACCTAATGCCTCGGCATCTTGTATTGAAAAAACACTTTTAGTTCTATCCGTACTTGTAAAACCTGAAGGTAATACATCTGAATAAAACAATAAGCCAGAAATATAATCTTCTCCAGCCAATGGTCTTCCTAGACCTCCTTGCTTTTGTATAAATATAACGTCGTTTGATGCCATGTTTTATTATTTGTTTTTAAAAAAAAGGCTTGTAATTTTTTTACTACAAGCCTTTCTTATTAGTTTATTTATTGATTAAGATACCCAAGCTTGAACTAAAGCACAAACACCTTTCATGTCTGTTCTTAAAATTGCTGAACCTAAGATAACTTCCATGTTAAAGATAGAACCTAAATATTCAGGTTTACCATTACCATTGTCTCCTTGGTCATACATTGGATTCATAGAACCTAAAGCACGAGATACAGTAGTTGGATGCCAAGCGATACAAGCTAAACGGTCAGATACTACAGTAGCAGTTCCTGGTGCAGTTGGTACAGTTGCTGTTTTAGCATAAATAGATACAGTTGGACGCATCATAATTTCAAAACCAAATAATTGAGCAACAACGCCAGTAGCAATTGTACTTGTTTGGAATCCGTTATAAGATGCTCTAACAACTTCAGAAATTGTAAACAACTCCCAAAACATATCAGCATTCATTAACAATTTACGACCAATTCTTGGAACGTTGTCTTTGTCCATTTTCTTTGCTAAGTTAGCAATATCAATTAATGTAACTGCTTTACGAGTTCCTGTAGCTCCTGGTGCTAAAGATGTTCCTGCAGTACCAGTTGTTTCAACAATGTTTAAAGCTCCTGTAGCAGACCAAGAATAAGCTACTTGATTACCAACTTTCTCAACTAAAGTTGAAATTTGTTGTCCAATAACTGAGTTCTTTTTGTCATAAGATACTTGGATAGCATCTAAATTATCAATTAACGTAGGCTCTAAAGCGTAACGTGTCATTGAATAAGTTCTGTCTGTATCTACACGTGGTGCGATAGTTAACGGAAACGATGTAGGATTAACTAATACAGTTGGATTAGCTCCTGATTGCGGGATGTGTACAGTTCCAAAAGCAACGTATTGCGAGTGGTCAACTGAAGCAGGTAAAAACGCTGCGTCTTGGTTTAATGTTTCAACAACTTGGTTTACCCAAATTTCTTTTATTAGTGCCATTTTATTTGTTTTTTAATTGTTTATATTTAGATTGTTACTTTTAATTTTTTTACTAGTTTTTCAAACTCTTCAGGATTAGAATTTTGTAATTCAGTTAATCCTTTGTTGTCGTTTTTTAACCAATCGTTAAAATTCCATTCTGAACGATTTTCAACGCTACCATTTTCTTTAGTAACTTTAAAATCAAATACAGTAACTGCATTTTTAACTACATTGATTTTACTCAACATATTTTCAATAGTTTCAAAGTTTGAAATTGCTAAATTAACTAAAGATTCTTTTTCTTCTTCTTTAATTTTTTTATCTTCAAATGCTTTGTTTACTAAGTCATTAGCTTTGTTCTTCATATCAGCAATAGCAGCTTCTTTAGCTAATTCTTCTGCATCAGTGAAAGCTTTTAACTTTTCTTTTAATTCTAATATCTCAGCATCTTTTGATACCAAAACATTGTCCTTTTCTTCGATAGCTGAAACGATTTCTTCTTCAGATGCTTCGTTTTTCAACTTCAAAAAGTCTGTTACTTTTATCATTGTTTTTGTTTTTGGGTTTATTAATTTATTATATATCAAAGTCATATTATAAAGACTTTCACTTTTATTCATTTTAATTTTTTTACCACTTGAAATAACCTCATCTACTAAATTGTTAGATAAACATTCATTAGCAGATAACCAAGTTTCTGAATCCATCATTATAGAAATCTCATCCATTGTTTTACCACAACGATTTGAAATAAGTGTAACTAATGTTTCTTTAACCAAATCAAGCATCTTTGAATCACCACCACTTGGATTATGTAACATTAAAGTGCCATAATCCATCATGTAGCATTTTTTACCAGCCATTGCAATAACTCCTGAAATACTTGCTGCTAATCCATCAATGTAAGTATTACAAGGAATTTTAGAGTTAAGTATTGCACTAACAATACTGTATCCTTCAAGAACTGAACCGCCAACTGAATTAATACGAACAGATATACTTTTACATTTATCTTGTAAGTATTGCATTTCATAAGCAAATGATGCTCCATTGATGCCTTGGGTTAAATTACCATTCTCATCAATTGAATCACCTATTTGAGAATACAATAATATTGTACCTTCTTCTTCTGAAACGTTTTTTATGTATTTAAAATTTTCGATATAACAAAATTATTTAAAAATTATTTATATATTTGTAATTGTAACAAAAAATTAATATTATGGCTGAAAAATCAATAGAAAACCTGTTAAAAAAGAAATCTGAAATGGCTATGAAAGTAACTACTCGAATATGTGGTTATGCTAAAGATGGTTTCATAAATGATTGTGTCAATAAAGAAGCCCTTGAATCTCATGTTGCTAAAAATATTATTGAAATTTATTACCAAATTATTGATAATATACCTAATCATAAATACATGGAATTTGTAGAAATAAAAAGGTATATTAAAAATAATTTAAAGTTATAATTCTTTTACAAACATTTTACAATTAAGAGCAGTAATATCATCTGTTCCTATTTCCATTGCAAATTGTGAGTCTATTGTTTTACCACTTGTTAAAAAAGATATAGTTTTACATTGAAAATTAACGCAAATAACTGAATCGACAGTACTACCTGTTACTATTGTTTGAATAGTTACTCTTGAATCATCTAATGAAGCTAAATCAGTAGTATTAAATAATCTAAATAAAGCTCCACCACCTGCAGAACCTGAACCACTTGTACTATTAATATAAATAGTTCCTTTTAATTCAATTTCATATTTAGCTGTTTTAGTTGTTGTATATGATAAACCAGTTAAATCTACATAAGTATATGAAGTAGTTGTTTGAGTTGGCAAAGTATACTCATCTGCTACTTTATAAGTTATTCCTGTTACATCAATAACATTTGCCATAGCAAATAAAGCTCCTATTGGGCTCATTGAATATGTTAAATATCTATTATTATGAACGTTTCTATTAACAGAATCAGTAAATAAAACAGGGTCAGCAACAACGTCTGGAGTTGTATCAATTAAAGCATAATCTAATCCTACTGGGTCATCAGTTATTCTATATAATTCATTTCCATAAAATATAAATCCATCAAAGGTAAGGTCTCCATAATTACCATTAGATATTTTATAAGGAACTGTTGGCGAGAATGTATAACCTTTTGACTTTATTATATTAGTAC